CAATCTGATTCGTACTTATCAATTGATGTTGGAACACCTAATATATTAGAAGTTTCTCCTTTAATAATATCAGTGGTTTCAAATTCATCTTTTGATGACACTGTTAAAACATTAATTTTAGAATCCCAATCATCTACAATGCCAAATTTTGTTCCTGAAGAAACAGTTTCACCTTTAATGTAATCTCTAGTTCTTAATCCAATGTCAAATATTGGGAAATTCTTTTGAGCAGTAATTCTACCTGATGAATTAATTGAATTAAAAGTTCCAGGTATCTCAGACCCTATTAATAAATCAGAAATATTGTATCTTACAGAACCAATACCACCAAGATTTTCAGTAACTTCAGTCAATGTAAAAAGTTTAAAATTATAATCTTCAGAGTTAAATCCTTTACCAGTAGAGCCAACACCAACACTTATATTTTCAATTAAAACTTTATCTCCCACTTCAAAGGGGAATGAATTGGATGTACTAAATCCAACTGAAAGTGTTACATCAACATTTCCAGTAGTGCTATCATAAGATATTGTATTAATCCCAACCCCAGAATTTGATTGTGTTGGAATTATGGTAGGACTTGTATTATTAATTCCATTAGTATTTTTTAAAATTTCAACATTATTATCTAATAATTTAAATTTTAAATCAACATCATTTACAACATTTTTTGTTTTGCCATCAAGAACTACGAGTTTGGGTGGAACAGAATAACCTCTTCCAAATGAAGTCACCCCAATTGAACTAAATTCTGCTAATCGTTCTATTTTTAAAATCTGTGGATATAATAATGATGGAGATAATGTTTTATCAGATGGGAAATTATAATTGTTTGTATTAATTATTTCAACATTCTTTACAGTACCAATATCATTGTTATTACAAAATAAAATAGCACCATTTCCTGTGAGGGAAGTTATAGATGCAATTCCGGGTAATGAATAATAATTCTTACCAACATTATTAATGGATATTTGCGAAATTGGACCATAGGTATGAGTACAATCAGTTTCATACTCTATTGTTGAAGTTGTTGGTGAGTAAGACGTTTTTTCTGGAACATTACTAATAGTGTAAGAAAAAGTAGTCGTTGTTCCAACATTAATCGTATATTTGCCATTATACTCACTAAACTTACAGAATAATTGATTATTTGAATCAACTTCATTGTCAACAGTAATTTCTTTCTTTTCTTTAGGAGTATTTGATTCTTCAAGAACATCAAGTTTATAATATAAGTTTTCTGGAATGTTCTCATTCACTATGAGAGTTGCTTTAGCATCAGCAGTACCAACTTTTCCAGTTTTTGTTAATTCAAAAACATTACTATTATCAGACTTATTCCACAAATTAGTAAAGTTTTTATCAGTATAAAGATTAAACTCAAATGCAGGATATCTTACTCCCTGAACACTATATCCAAGTGAAGAGTCTGAAAGATCGAATATAACAGTAGAATTTTTAAACAGGTTTATAGGTGAATTGATGGGACTAATTGTTCCTATTGAAGAACTTGCAATACTAACTACGTTAGGTGTTTTGATAGTTGCATCATATTTGGTGTTTGCCAGTTTAAATTTATTATCATCAACTTTAACAATATAATATATCTTTTGATCATCAAGTCCATCACAAGGATTTGATGAAGTGTGAATTACTTTGTCTCCAGTTAAAAATTGATGAGATAGAATTTCAATCGTATTAGTTGTTGTATTAACACCGGCAGTTACAAATCCAACAGAATTTACAATTACTCTTCTGTTGAAATCATTATATTTAATTGTATTAGTAACTGTATTGTCAGGACTTACCTTAACAATAACATTATGTGGCGAACTTAATCCATGAGTGGATGATGTTGATACTGTAACTAAGTTTCTTTTGACTTCTCCTGTAAGGGCATCATAGTTGGTGGTAAAACTATGAGTCGTTCCTGATCCAATACTTCTAAAGAATAAAGTAGTTGCGGATCTATTAGTACTTGCGATTCCGACAAAAGTTCCGGTTGTTCCTAATCCAACTCTAACAGTAGCAATACCAATTAAATTATCATCTATTTTTGCAACAAAAACTTTCTGCCCATCATAAAGTGTAGTTCCAACTCCTACATTTGTGGAATCCTCAACAACAATTCCAATTCCACCTGTTCCAGGAGAATATGTAACCTCATCACCCGTTTTTAAATTATGATTTTCTATGAAAATAGTTTTAGTTGGAATAAAGATACTTGTAATTCCAGAACCTGGATTAGAAATAGTAATAGTTGTACCAATACCAACACCAGATTGAGTACCAATAGCAACAACTTCTGGGTTAAAATAAATTTGTTTGTTTATTCTAAAATTATAATCACTCTTTATTCCTGTTTTTATAGTAAACTTTCTTGAATCTTCAAAAACAAATTTACCAATAGTGTGAGATGTTCCAACAGTTCCTTCAACCTCTCTAAGTATTCTGATTCTAGAAGATTTTGAATCTATATTGAGAACTTTAACTTTTTCTTCTCCAATAGTCAATATATCATTTTCTCTTATATTGGAAAAAGAAAGATCTCCAGATACATTAAAATAAGTTACTAATCCAGTAACATTCACAGTTCCTATCGCAACCCCAGTAGTTCCAGCTCCAACAATTGATAGTTTATTAGTTGTTATACCAACTTTATATGAACCTTCAATATTAGGAGATGTAGTTGACAATCCTGCAATTGTTACAACATCTAAATTTTTAAAATTATGGGGTTTATCATTTATAACAATAAATTCACCTGGAATATTATTGCTGTAAATTTCAACATTACTAAGAGAACTTGTAGCCACACTAATAGAATTAACAGGTCTCCCTTTAAGTTGAGACACCTTAGCAGATAATCCTTCTCCTCTTGTTTCATTATTATTAAATTCAATTGAATCCCCTATCCTATAATTATCACCAGCACTTGAAATTCCAATTGATTTAACATATCCTGGAGATACACCATTAATTTTAAAGGTTTGATTTAATTTGCTTGGAATATCAATATATGGATACTCTAGATCATCTTCTATTAAATTTAATGGATAAGTATTTCTTCTCCAATTATTAGAATCTAAATTTTCTTGTAATGAACTGTTTAAAAAATTATATGAATTGGGAACTGAATTATAATTATTTCCTATAATATATGGGAATACTGGTCTTCTATAATTTTTAAAAACACCATCAGTATCTGATATTATGGAATTTATTGTGGAAAAATATGCATAAGTTCCATTTGGATATTCTGGAGTTACGCAAAATCTACCATTATTTTCGTCAAGGACATCTTCATCATCTACTGAAAAGTGAGAATAGTCTTCAATAAAAAATCCTTCAGGAAAAATAGATATTGGTGGTCTATTTTCTTTGATATTAATCTTATATCCTGTTTTAATTTGAGTAATTACTCCACCAGTCTTTTGAGAATATCCATATGGTCCATAAATTGGGTTACCATCATAAGCAAATCCAATTATTGGTGAATGTTTTAATGATGGTTCTTCAATACTATTAACTCTTCTTAAATCTGCTTGACCATATAATTTATTTCCATCCTGGTCAACAGAAAAAATACTTTCTCTTAATTTTCTTGGAGCATAGAGATGAACATATTGAAGTTCATTATTTGTATTTTTTGATTCTATAATAAATCCATCATCATCTTTAAAAGACTGAAGATTTTTCTCAAATAAATTTACTCTCCAAGACTGGAGAATAGATTGAAATTTAGGAGGATTCGCATTTCCAGATGCAATTATATTAATTGAAGTAGAATCTGTAGAGTACCCATTACCAGGTTCAATAATATTTACAGACGTGATAGAACCATTGACTACATTTGGTGTTAGATAAGCACCAATACCATCACCAACAACTTCAATATCAGGTGTAGAGTTATATCCACTTCCAGAATTTTGAACAATTATTTGAACTATTTTACCATTCTCAATTATTGGTTTTAATTGACAATTAGAACCAGATTTAATTGTTACCTCTGGTTGCTTATCAAAATCAAGAATTTCTGAAGAGCCATATCCTACACCATTATTTTCTAAATGAACAGACGTAACTGAACCTCTAAAAATTGGCAATATAGATGCTTCAAAAGTTTTTGTTCCTATTGAAGAAATTCCAATCTGTCCACTTAAAACAACTGAAATATCTGGATAGTTAAAAATATGAGTTCCTAAACCTACTGAGGTAAAGTTAATGTATTGTCTTGTTCTGTAATAAAACTCTTTATCAGAACTTAATCCTACTTGTGAAAGTTTAAATGAATTATCATTTTCTTTAGTGATAATATATTCTGTATCCGTTGATAATCCACTAATTGGAGTTTCAGAACAAGTATATTTTACGATTTCTCCAGAGTTATAATCATGATTATTAATTAAAATTAAATTGTTAGAAGTGCTTACTCCAGTTAAAGCATTTGCAGTTCTTTTTTTATTTTGATATCCTGAACCACTGTTAATTATATTGATAGATTCAATAATTGATTTTCTTTTTACTGCTTTTAATGAATGTTTACCAACTCCAAAATCGGTTAGGTAAACTGTATTAATACCAGCAATAGCATCATTCTGCTTAGGATGCAAACTTACAGTAAGATTATCAATTTTTCTTACAAAATATTCTGAATTAGTAACAATACCTACAATACCTTTTTGATTATTGCTTATATAAATTACCTTCTCAGCATTTCTAAATTTGTGATATGTTGTAAATCCAATTCTAGATTGAGTTGAAGAAGTTCCAATGACTACTTGATCTGAAAACTCATCTGCAAAAAACTTTGATTCATGATCAATCAATTTCATATTTACTGATGTTTTTGCACCTTTACCATTTCCACCTTCAATTTTTATGTTTGGAGTTTTAACATAATCAAAACCAGGATCTGTAAGAATAATGTCCTGAAGACTTCCTTCAACTGCCAAATAACCAGTCGCACCTGACCCAACAGAATCTGAAATTGATAATTCTGGGGGATTGATTACATCAATATCAGATCCTGGAGAGGTAACTAAAATTTCATTAATAGGACCATAATTAATTTTTTGAGTTGATTTATAATTTAAAATTTCTACACCATTTATGAGTATACCGGTAGTACCTGGTTCAGTTTCGTTAATTGTGCCATTATTAATTGGATTAGATAATTTTCTAAGAATATTTTGGGACTTTAAATTTTTTGAATAGAATTTATCTAAAGTTAAAACACTGTTGCTAACAGTTATTGAATTATCTAAACTTATGAATTTTGATAAAGAAATATCACTTTTACTTTTTGCAAATCTTATAGTAGAGGAATTAATTCTTTTAATATAATATTCTCCATCATCAAAAAGACCTGTTCCTCTGATAATTCTAGTGTTACTGTTACCAGCATCATCAATATATTCCTGTGTGACTCTTTCTGCCGTATAATAAACTTTATCACCAGTAAAAAGTCCGTGTTCTGTATTAGAAATTATAAAATCTGTACCACTAAATGTTCCCGAAAACGTAACAGATCTTGCTGTTGTATTAAGAGTTTGTCCTTTATAGGATGGTAATGAAGATGAAGCAATCAAATAATCTTGACCATCTACACTTTTATAAACATTCTGAACATCTGACGCAAAAATGTTTGAAGATGGAAAGTTATCAGATAAAACTTTTGAAATATTTTTTTGAACTTTAAAGGTGAAATTTGTATCAAATTCTCCTTGACCTCTAATACTAAATGATTTTTCATTATTAATACTAATTACCAATGTATTAATTTTAGTTCCATCAGATGAAATCAAGGTTACGCTATTACCAATCTTGAAAATATTTTTTGATTCAAGTGTAATTTTATATGTAAAGTTTAACGAGTCAGTTAATTCAATAGTTTTTACTTTATAAATTGGTGATAAATTATAAATCCAATTATTAGTTTTTTCATTATCTTCTGAAATTCCAAGAAATGACGTATTAATTATCTGATCTTTTTTTAATCCTTTAGCTTCAGATGGTATATTTACAGACTTAATTACGGAATTAATTCTGACTTGAATTAATTCATCTTGATTAAAAGATGTTGCATATGCAAATGTATTGACTCCAACAGTAGCTGTGTCAAGAATTGTTTTTGATACATTACTTACACCAATAAATTGTGTTAATGACTTTGAGGTATAAGAAACAACCCCTGCTGTAGTATCAGAATAAACAACATACAATTCACCTTGTGGGTTAAATCCAACCGTAGAATCAACATCGATGAAAGAAGAACCAGCAGATACTTGTCCTATAACTTTTGTAGTAGGATGTACTTTAAAATCTCCATATATTGCACCTATTACTCTAATATCTCTATTATAACCACCATCATATCCTAGTCTATAAAAAGTTTTTCCAAATCCAACATTGATAGCTTCTACAGATGAAATTGGAGCATATGCTTTAGTTGTTATGTCTTCATATTGATCCTGAAACAAAGTTGAAAATTGTATATCAAGTGGATCTCCAGAAATTGGTTCAACAACAAGTTCATTTACAATCTGATAATTAGCATCAGATGGTGTAAATAAATTTTCTCTTGGTTTAATAATTTTTACATCCCCTTTATAATCATAAAGTGCATTAAACAAAATCTCAAAAGATCTATCTGTTCCTTTACTGCTATAAAAATCTTTTGATTGTTTTAAGAATAATTTTTGATTTAAATTAGGATTAAGTTCTCTATCTTCAAAACCAGGAAGAATTTGATGTTTGGTTTTTATTAAAAACTCTTTTAAGAAAAGGACAGAAAGATTATTAATTACAGCACCAGATTTATGACTCTGTGCAGTGCTTTCATTAAAAATAACTTCTTCATTAGATAAGTTTTTTTTATAAGAAGTTATACCAACAAATCCTCTAGTACATCCTGTAAAGGAAAAATCAGTTTTTCCAGTGTAAGTTATAATCTCATCATCAATTTGAAGCAAACCATATGAGTCAGGAAATCCCTCAGTTCCTGTACTAAAATCAATATTGATTGTAGTATCATCAAACTCAATATCATTTCTAAGAATAACTTGCGATGAAAGGTTTGTTGTATTATCAATTTTAATATATCTGTCAATATTTTGAATCAAATCAATAGGACCACCTTGATACTCTTGTCCTTTGTAATACTGCTCTAAAAAAGATTCAACAAGAGGAAAATCTTCCCTCACATATGAGGGAAGTTGACTAGAGACGATTTTATTTAACTGTACTCTGTTTTCTGACATTTTATGCTAACTTCTTAATATGAGATTGATCCTGAGGTTGATGCTCCAGCAGTAGAGACATTTGTCGATGTTGTAGTTGTAGTTGTTACTCCTTCAGTAGAAACATTTGTTGTTGCATTTTGTGAAGTACTAGTTGGTCCCCCCAATCTAACTAAATTTCCATTAGGAAAACTTGATGAAACTGTATAATTTGATGCTGATGGGTCAAGACCTGATGAAATATCATCAACCACAATATCAAAAATACTACTACTTATATCTAGTTGCAAATAAAGATCCTGTAATCCAACAACATCATTAGAACTTGGAATTGCCTCTATTTCAATAATAGATTGTTCATCTTTAAGTTTAGTTTCACTAATATTAACTGGATTAAGAGTAATAATTCCATTATTATAATCAATTACTCCTACATTCCTTCTTACAACGGTAGGAGTTTGTGATGAAATTGTGGGAACAGTAAAGAAGAATAATGATCCAGTTAGACCGTCAGAATTTGGAATATCAGATAGATAAACCGGTTCTTGAATTCCAGCTACTCTAAATGAAGTTGACTTAATATTAAATCCATTTTGAGACTTAATATGAAATGCATTACCAAATCCAATTTGATACTCTGCAAAAGTATTGAGAATAACTCTTAAATCTCTTCTCATAGCAACAGTAGTAATATTAGAAGTCACTGACTCGTGACTATCATCAATTACTTTTAAAAATTTACTATACTTAAATCTTGCACCATACTTATTAAGTTCACTAGATTCTGCATATTTAATGGCATTATTTTGACATGTAGATGAGACAAAAGCAGGAGAAGGTGCTAAATTTGAATTGTAGTAAATTTTAGAGTTTACTTCAAGATAAAGATACTTAAGATCTAAAATTTCCGGTACAATTCCTGCAACAGAGTATTTTTTTAATTTAAGTTTTATATTTTCTTTAATTAAGTTAGGTAAAAAATCACCAAATCTAGGTTTAATACTGATGAATACTTTACCATATTGAGGTGGTACAAGTTCTTCACCTCCGAATACTGAAATTGACTCAGTTTCTGGATAAATTTTTGCTGGAATGATGGTTTCATAATCATTTGCAGTTAATGCACGATTTTGAGATGCATAAATTCTTGGTGCGTATTTTTTAATTGACTCTACACCTTCAATTTCTTCACCACCCGATGCAATCAATCCAACATTGAAAAGTGAAATGCCAGAAGTTACATCATAACTTAAACTATTTCTTGTGTAAGTGATTCTACCTGCAAATGTAAAATCAGAAACACCATTTGCAGAATCTCCATTAGATGCAATGTAGTTTGCAGTAATAAAATTACCATTTTCAAGTTTTTTACCAAAAACATTGTCACCAAAAATTAATTCATATCTCTCATCCTCAGATTCTTGAATAAAGTATACATTTGAATTAGAAGTTATCTCAAAAAGACTATCTTGTAATGAATATTTGGTAGATTTAGAAGAATTTTCGCTTGTCTTTACTACAACACTAATTAAATCTGTGTCAATACCAGCATTATTCAATATAAATTTTTGATTTGGTACTCTTGAATTAAAAGTAAAGGTATTTGTTAAAAAATTACCTTCATAAATTAATATATTATTAAAAGATGCAATATTTTCAACGACAGGAACCGTAATATCGTCTAAAATACAAAAAGTAAAGGAACTATTTCCAAATGAACCTTGTGTTGTTGCAACAATTCCTTTATTTAAAGTTAATGTACTTGGTTGTGGAAATATATTTGTAGTATCAACGAAAAAACTAACTGTCGCACGGGCAGATTTTCTTGATCTTGGAGTATATCCAATATTTCTTGCAAGAGAAACTACATTTTCTCTTAATGTAGCACTATCAATGAATACTTCATTTGCCACCATGTTGGCATTGTATGAAGTAATATAGGTATTATATGCCAATACATCAAGAATGGTCGATAAATTTGACCCTTCAAAGTCGTAATCAGTAAATGTAGAGTTTTCTTTGAGATATTCTCTAAGAGTTGTCTTAACCTGATTGAAATCAAGGTTAGAAAAGTTAGATAATGGCATTTTTACCTAGTTTGTTGCAAAACAAATTGTAATTCTTGAGGTGGAATATCAGCACCAACGACTTCATACGTTATTCTTACGTCGAAACTGTTGTTGTCAAAGTCTGGAAAGGTCTCAACATCAATTAAATCAACTCTTGGTTCATAATTATTGATTGATTGACGAATTTGATCACGAATTGTAATCGCAGAAAGGTCATCAATGTTCTCAAATACAGATTGACTGATTTCTGAACCAAAATCTTCATTAAAAAACTTCTCTCCAGGAACCGTAAAAACGATATTTCTTATAGAACGTGCTATTGCAGACTCATTTTTCAGACCAATTAAATCCCTATTGAGAGGATTGGTCTGAAATGACATGCTTAGGTCCTTAAAACCTTGACTAACACGTTCTAAAGGCACAAAAATACAGCAATTATACTATATTTATCACTTAAATTCAATCATTTTTTTCATTATCTTTGATATTTTCTCTCTCTTTTGCAGTCTTCCAAAAATATTCATCCTCACGTCCCATACCAAGACGTTCAAATCCATTTTCTACCTGATAATATTGTGTAGAAACCTTAAAATCTGGCATTTTAGGTTCAACAGGTGTCAAACTATTATCATAGATACGCATTCTATTGTTAGGATACAATGCGTATTGTCCATTCTCTAACTTAATGAGGTTATGTGACTTATGTTCTGCAGGATTTTCACTAGTAGCATAATCTACTACCTCTGGATCTTGGTGGTAATTATCGATAGTACAGATATAAGTACCTTTCTGAATACCAAAATCCCTTGTATACAGTTCATAGTCCATACTACCAATAAATTGCTTCGTAACTGCTACTACACCATAATCCATACAATTCCAGAATTGTAAGTTAGGAAGGTCCATATCGGGGCTAGGAACCTCTGGAGCAGACACAAATGCACTGATAGGTAGTTTATCATAC